CAAGGGTTTTTAATTGTTCTGGCGTTAATTCGAAAGTCTTTGTAAGTTCGTCCATTGTGTAACCGCCTTCGCTTATTGCCTTAATTGCCTTTGCAAGTCTTTTATCGTCAATAGCAACTTTTTTAGTTTCGTTTTTTGCTTCGGTCTTTACTTGTTCGCCTCCAGCGTCCGTGTCTTTGTCCGTAACTAATCCTAAAGCACTTGACAAAGCATAACGCCTTAAATAAGTAATTGCACTTCCTAAAACTTGAAAGTCATTCATTCCCTTTAACGCTACGTTTTGAGGAATAGACGTTTTACTTTCTAAAGTTTCACCGCTTTCAACGTGGAAAATAATTGTTATTAAGTCCGTGCCGTGAATCAATTGTGTAAACCCTAAGCCGTGCTTTTTTAACAAGGGGTTTATTACTTCAAAGATTTTTGGTAAATCTGCGTAGGTGTAGCCATAACCTTGCGTCGCTTTGTGAATCGTTGGAACTTCTTGTTGAAATTCCGCTAAACTTTTAAATAGATGTTTCATTGTTTTTGGTTTTATTGGTTAGTAATTATTTATTATATTTTATGTTTATATATTTGCCTAATTTATCTAAATGTATTTGATAAATATCTTTGTCATTATCATTACAACGAACGCTTATTGTTCCGTCTGAATAAAAACCATAATCCATTACATTAATACAAAAATTGTATCTTAATTTTTCAATCATTTCAAGTTGTTCAATTGTTGCTTTCATTTGGTTTGTTTTAATTGATTAGTAATTATTTTCAAATATAAACATTATATTTTAATATAGAACTATTTATTTTAATTTATTTTTTTTAATTGATAATTTTTTATAATCCAAGTGTCTTCTTTAAATGCAAATTTTCCGTCTAATTCGCCCTTGCTTTTAAATGTCTTTAATTGGTTTACTTCGTGTTTTGGTAGCATTCCCTTAATCCAAACTTTGCTATAATCTTTTAAAGCGTGTATAAAACAATAATAATTGCAATCTTGTTTGTCGTTAAATGCGCTTATATGACAATTGTAATAATCTTTAGGCGGTGCGTTTGAAGCTAAAGTTTTACATTCGATTTTATAGCCATCAATCAATAAATCGTAATTAAAATTTTGGGCGTGAATAACTTCTTTGCCTTTGTTTTTATAATAATCAAAAACCATTATTTCACCAAGCGCCCCTATTAAATTTCCTTTGCCTTTACTGATTGAATTATTTAATTCTTTAAATTCGTACAATATTTTTGCTCGTTCTAATTGACTGCTATTTACGTTAATTTCTACCATCTTTTATTTGTTTCGAATTCGGAAAACTTTATTTTTTCCTTATAAATGCTAATTATTTCTTTTAATTCGTCCCTTGTATATTTTCGTGTTTCGTGTGCTTTGCCTTGTAATTCAATTAATTTTTCTGCTCCAATTCGTTTTTCTATTCCTATTTGATAATTTAATAAATTTCCGTGTAAATATTGATTGCAATAAACGCATTGTGCGTGTACGTTGTCTTCGTCAAATGTAACGGCTTTGTGTCCGCCCATTGAATAATAATGTCCAGCGTCAAATTTTTGACCTAACTGAGTACCACACGAAATACATCCTTTGTTGCGGTCTCGGTTTCGTATGTAGCTATTAAAATAAGTTTGCGCTAATTTTGTAAGTTCTTGAACGGTTTGTAAATTTTCCTTTATTTCTTTTTTTCGTGTTTTCCATTCTTTTTCTTTTTGCGAGTTAACCCAAACTTTTATGCAAGGTTCTTCTAAGCAAAACTTTTGGTTGAATCTTATTGGCGTAAATTCTACTTTACAATTTTTACATTTTTTCATAATTCTATAAATCTAAATATGTGTTCTATTATTGGTAATGTCCAGCCGTCCCCTAATAAACTTCCCGCTTTTGCGGTTGTAAGTATATCGCAATAATTATCTGGGAATCCTTGTAAGCGACACATTTCAATTTTGTTTACTGTTCTAACTAATTCGTTTTCTTGTATCAAAGTAAGCATTCCCGTTGTTTCGCTTCGGTGTTTTAGTGCTTCTTGACTACCTTGATTATTTCGATGTCCTTGCATTTTTAAAGAAACGTGTTTATCAGTATCAACATAAATTATATTTATAAATTCCCTTTTGGCTCGTTTTTTAATACTTTCTTGACTTGAACAAACTCTGCTTTCACTTTCTAATAATGCGAGTGCTTTAATTCTTTCAACTCGTCCGCCCGTTATAATATCTTTAAACATTATTTTTTTATCTTTTGGTTGGGGAATATCCGTAACAATATCAAACATTGTTTGTTTCGTTTTTATGTTGCTCCAGTAGTAGCGGTCTCGCAATTGAGCAGTAACTAACTTTGAATTTATTCGAACGGGGTAAACTCCCAAAGCCCTTGACATTATACCAACATCAAATTTATTGGCACTTCCAACATTTTCTTGTAAAAACAAAACTTTTGGATTCAAACTTTTTATGTAATTTAAAATTTCCACAAACACAAAAAACAAACTGCTTCGACTTCCATTTATACCCGCTCGTTTTCCCGCATTACTTAAATCTTGACAAGGCGAACCACTTAAAATTAAATCAATAGTTTGCCAATCAATCGCCCATTCCTTCCATTTTGTAACGTCTCCGACTTGTATTGTGTCGGGAAAATGGTGTTGAGTTAATTCAATTGCGTAAGATTTAATTTCGCTTGAATAATATTTATTCACTTTTATACCTACGTTTTCAAGTGCTTGTCTTCCCGTGTTCATTCCGTTAAATAGTGAAAGTACGTTCATCTTAAAAATTATTTGCTTTAATTTCGTTTTCTAATTCCTTAATTCTAAATTTCAGTTCTAAATTTAATTGTTCCAACCTAATTGAACTTGACGAAAAAATACGTGCTTGTTTTTCTAAAACTAAAAAAGTTGTTAATACTTCCGATAATTCGTTTTCGGTTTCCTGCATAGAATTTATTAAGTCGGTTCGGTGTCCGTTTTTTTCTTCTATTTCCTCACGGCTTATTTTTAACTTTAATAAAGTTTTGCGTAAAATAGCAGTTGCGCTTAGTAGTTTAATTTCCATTTTTATTTGTTTATAATTTGCTCAGTTGCGTATGCTTTTTGATATACGTTTGGCGCTGGGTTACTTTGCTCAAAATAACTCAAACGTTCTTTGTCAAACCAAATTTCAATCATTCCAATATTTCCGTTTGAACGTGGTTTAATTTTATTAAAGTGTATTTCCGCAAGGTTAAAAGTTGGGTCTTGTCGGTGTACGGTTATCATACATTTACCACTATTAAACCATTCCGAACCGCCTTTTAAATCGTAAGGGACGGGCGGGTTTCTTTTGCCGTTTTCCTTTTCAGTTAGTTTTGGGTGTATAATCGTGTGTAAATGTAAATCATTGTCTTCTGCTATTTGGTTTCGGTAAGGTAATACATATTCTAAATATTGAGCATATCCGCCAAATTCAGCGTAAGGGTGGTTTAAATCCTTCCAACTATCAATAGAAGCCGTGTGTAATTCTCCGTGTTTTTTTAATTCAACCGCCATATCCCAAAATTGAACGGGTGTTAATTTCGCTTTTACGTCTTTTTTAGTCAATACTTTAAAATGGTTTAAAACCCAGTCAATCGCTTGAGTAATTTCTCTATCTTGAATAACGTTTCTATCCAAAGGGTTAAAACTTTTGCCCGTTTTTTTGTTTATTAAGTCTGCTATAATTTCTACATTCGTACCTACATCTGGAAAGTAAACTAAATGCTTCCAGCCGTAAAATTTAGACGTATTCATTAAACATTCCATAAGAACTTGAGTTTTACCACTCATCGGAAAACCCGTCCAATCGGTGCAATTTCCCAAGCTCATCGAATAATGTTCGTGTAACTTAGCAAAACCTAAATATTTTCCTTTTTGATTATAAGTATCTCTATATTTAAACAAGTCGGTTATTACGTCGCCTGCTTCGGTAATTTTATATCCATTTAACTCCACGGTGCTTTCCATTTTTTAGGTTCGTTTACTTCTTGTATTTCTATTGGTTTTTCCCAAGTCCTTACACAAGCTTTCCAATCTATCATTTTATTTTTACCAACCATCCAACCTTTAGCCGAATAGAAATTAAGAAATTTGTTTACATCAACTCCGTTTTTTCGTTCCGAACAATACTCAAGAATATCATTATAAGTAGGTTCAATAAATATACTTCTTTCATTCTTTTCATTCTTTACATTCTTGTTAGTGGTTACTTGATGGTTACTTGTTGGTTCTTTAATGGTTACTTCGTTGGTTACAAGTTGATATTTAGCGTAGTTAACTACTTCAATTATAGTACCTTGCGAACTTGTTTTAATGGTTATTTCGTTGGTTGATTTTAACTTGTCTAAAGCCGTTCTTATTTGTTGTATACTTAAACCCGTTTCAATTGCTAAAATATCCCTTGACGTTATTATCGTTCCAATTTTTAACTCCAGACCTTTATATCTTTTTTGTTTGTGGTTTGCCTTAAGTAGCAAGTGTAAAAAAACACGAAAAGAATTGTTATCCGAATACCATTCCCAATCTAAAATTTGTCTATGTATTTTAATCCAACCGCTCATAATTCATTAAATATATAAATAGATAAATAATGAATCAGTTTCGCAGCATCTTTTGTGTTAATGCATATAGTTGCTGATTTTTCATCTTCAATAACTTGTATGCTAATATGTGTTCCAACCGAAACAATCATTTTGTCCTCTTCCCTTAAAGCACATTGTAAAATAATTTCTTCCATAATCCTAATTTTTAAGTAAAAAAAAACCCTTATTAAATCCGTAGCAATCGACCTCTACTTCATTAACAAGGGTAATAATTCCTTTTAGTTCTTATAATGTCGATTGAGAACTTTCACAAAAATAAACTTTTATTTTAATCTAATTCGTTTTTATCTGAAAACTTATAAACATTGTTTTGTAAACGCTTTTTAATCTTAGTCAAATCGTAAAGATTTTTACTTTCCATTATGTCTTGAATTAAATTCCGCTCTTTTAATTTAATTTTCTTATTCTTAAATTCTTCGAATAAATCTTTAGTGTCAATTAAAAACATTTCGTCTTTTATGTCTTCAAATAATTCCGCTTGTGTTATTCCGTAAATAATAGTTGCATGATTCATTCCAAATATTTCGGCAATTTCACGATAAATAAAATTGTTTCTTCGTAAGTAATTAAATATAAACCAACGCCTATGCACTTTGTTTGGTTTCTTTGTTCGTTCCCGTAGGTTTTCAGTTTCAATTATTTCGTGTATTCGTTCAATCAAGATTTCCATAAGTATAAGTTATTAAGCGTAAGTAAATGTATTCAATTAGTTTTTTCATATTGTTTCGACTTTTAAGATTAATTTTCTTTGCATTGCCATTCTTTGTATTGCGTGGTCTCGGTCAAGTGCTTTTAAAACACGAAACCCAATTGTTTTTTTAGTGCAATTGCTATCTAAATAAAACACGTATGTAATTTTATAATGTTTCATTTTATAAAGTATTTGTTATTAATTTTTTCTAATTTATAGCCAATTTTTTCGTACATTTTTAAGTATCGATAAACGGAACGTTGACTTATTCCCAAGTATCTAACCATTGAATTAATTGGTCTCGGCTTGATTTGTAGAAATTGCATAAGTTTTATTATGCGCATCATTTTAAATTGATTCATGGACTTTCGATTGTATAGTTTTCGTAAACAAATATCTTATCTTTTAGCAGTTTGTTTTCCTCAACAACTTTTAAATATTTTTTACTATTTTGGAATAACAAAGCGCCGATAAAAATTCCAATTGTTAAACTGATTATTATTTTTTTCATTTTGTTTCGTTTTTAGAATATCCATTTTTCCAACCTCTCATGTATTCGGAATGATTTTGTTCCTTTTCCATTTCTTTGGCTTGTTGTAATATATCGCTTGTTATTTTATCAAAAAATAATTTGCCATTACTATCCTTATTCCAACTTAATTTTTCGCTGCAAAGTTCATTGAATAGCCATTCAACGGCCGTTTTTTTATCGTTCATTTGTCCGTGTTTTTAAAGGTTTTATTATAATACATTTCGCCCGTAAACCAATATTCGTAATTTTCTGAGTCTTTGCTTTTTTTTAATTTAGCTCCGTGCGCTTCAATTATTTGTTGTTTTTCAATTTCTAAATACTTGTGAAAATAGTTAACAAATTCTTTGCCCTCACTTGTATAAATATTAAAAAGGTTCGGGTGCAATTTTTCTAAATCGCTAAATACTTCTTGTATTGCTGTTTTCATTTGTCTTGGGGTTTTAGTATTGTTTCTTCGTTAAAATCTTGTTGACTTAAATAGTCTAAATAAAGGTTTAAATTGAAGCTTCCGCCTTTGTCCCCTTCAACGCTTTGTTCCCGCCACCAGTTCATTTTTCGTTTTAATGAAAAGGTTGTTTGCGTAAATTGATTTTCTGTGTTCGCAATTTGCGACTTTAATAATTGTTTCATAAGTTATCGTTTTTTTGTTCGTTATAAAAATCTAATTCCATTTCCAAGTGTTCAACCAACCCCCAATCAACGGGCGATTCCAAAACAACGTCTTCTATTGCCGTTTTGATTACTTTTAGTTCGTCAAGGCTTGGAAAATATGAATGCTTAATTCCGTTAATCCATTGTTCTGCATAAGTACAATAAACGTCAATTTTGCAATCGTAAGTTTTCGGGTCTGCGTCGTAAAAATTCCAATCAAATTCCATTATAAATTCAACGCCGTCAATTTCATAACATAAACTTGCGGTGTTTTGGTCAATTTGTAAATCTTCTAAATTCATTTTAAAGCGTTTTAAAGGTGGTTAAATAGTAAAGTTATATAAATGTATGTCTAAAGTAAAATAATGCGTTAAACGTGCTTAAAATCAATACTCGTTAAGTTCAAGTTTGTCAAGTAAAAGCAACATCGTTACTAATTTGGTTTCGTTTCGTTTTGTAGCTGGGTCTTGTTGCCCGAATGCTTTGCAAAGTTCGTTATAATCGTTTTGCAGTTCGTCTTTGTAATTTAAAATTACTTCAATCATTTCTTGTTGGTTCATTGGTTTAGTTTTTAAAGGTTAAAAAAATGTGCGTTGTCAAGTCGCACCCCTTGTTTTTTTTAGTTTATAAATTCAATTTCTTTTGAATTTAACATTTGTTGAAAAGTTACTTTACCGTAGAAATTACAAGCATATGGTGTAAAATCAAAAGTAATTCTACATTTTGTAGTTCTTACAACAGTTGAGATAGAAAAAGTTGTAGCGTTTCTATAAATTTTAAATTTCATTCCTTTTGTAATTTCTTGTGCTTTCATTTTGTTAGTTTTTAAAGGTTAATATTAATTGTTTCGTGTTTTGTTATACGCAAATATAAAGAGTATTTTTATAACTGCAAACATTTTAACAATTATTTTTAATAAATCAACAAATTTAGAATGATTCTAAATAAGGAACGAGCGTAATTTATGCCCTTATGTATAAAAACGAAGGTAATTTATGCTTGATATAAGGGTAAAACCTTACAAAATTTGTGACAAAATAAGGGTAAAACCTTAAAATATATGCGTAAGCCGTGCCACTTGTCCAAATTCTTTATGATGTATAAAGCCTTCAACCGCTTTTGGAACTCCCGTAAATCCTTTTTTGTAGTGCCAACTATCAGTTCCAGAAGGACTGCGCAAAGTTTCAAACGTGCAACCGATAAAATCTTTACTTGTCTTATGGTGTACGTGGTGTGAATAAATATAACGGTGTTTTGTTTTGCTCCATTCAATCGGAAATTCCGAAGCTAATAACAAAGGCAAGTTTTCGGCTTTCGCTCCGTCTCCGTGAGTAGTTCCTATTAAGTTGTTTCCGTAAACAAATGCCTTGCGGTGTTTTAAGTCTACATTAAAACGAATTGAACTTTTATGAAAGTGAGCTTCTATTAATTGCATTAAAAAAAATCCGTGCGTTAAATCGTGGTTACTCGGATTATAAACAACCTCAACTTCAGCAAAAGTTAGTAATTGTTCTAATAAATCAATATAAAGGTTTTTAGCCATTATAAAATTCTCGAACCAAAAGCCGTCGGTATCTTGTGGTGTTCCGTTGGTCGTTGTTCGTTTCGTGTTGTCGGTGTGTAAAATGTCGTTCCCAGCAACAAATAAAACTTTGTCAATCTTAAACCCTTGCGATTTGTTTATAATGCCTTGTAATCCGTCTTTTGCTCGTTTAACGGCTATTTGACAATTATAGTCTTCGCCAACTTCAAACGCACTTGCTAATTTACCAATATGTAAGTCGGCAATATCTATAACTAATAAATGAGAATCGTTCGTTTTTTCAAACTTTATTTTTTCGTATTTTGGAGCGTGGTTTTTTACCGCTTCAATACATTCACTTTTTATTAATTTAAATCCTTGTTCGTCTTCGGTTTTAAAGTTTGGGTTTTTAAAGAATAAAGAAGCGTTGTCGTTTTTAAGCCACCCGTGTTTTACGTCTTCGTCGTTAATACCAATTTCGTCGGACGCTTTTTTTATCGCTCGGTATTTTTGTAAAATTTCCGCTTCGTCTGGTTGTAAACGGGGTCTATATTTGCTTATCAAATTATACGTCTAAATTTATCAATCAATCGTAAAATAAAAAATGCTACAAACCCCGCTAAAAACCCCCAAAAGAATAAACTCCAATTTGTTCGTCTTTTCGTTTGTTGTACTTCTTTACGTTTTTCTTTACTATCCTTATAAATGTATTTATATTTCAAAACGTCTTGTTTTACTATTTGCGTCTTGTAACGATATTCGATTTTAGTTTGCCATTTCGTTTTTGGAAGATATACATTTCTAAAAAACACCACCGAATCACGGAATCTAATAATTTTTTCGTATCGAATCGTATCATTTATATAGTAAGCAACCGAATCAATAGTTGCTATTCGTATTGTGTCGCTATCTTGTACCAATTTTAAGCCGTGTTTAAGCGCCTTTTTATAGTGGTATTGTGCTTTCCTTTCACTTGAGCAACTAAACAACGTTAGAACGCTTAAAAAGACTATTAGCCTTTTCATAGTTCAATAAGTGTATAGGTGAATTTATTTCCGAATACTGCTTTAGCCTTGTTTATTATTTTCATAAACTCAACAAAATTTGCGTTGTATCTGAAAACTTGGCAACCTTCGGAAAAGTAATCCACGTTTGACGGGTCTTTGTAAATGCTTGAGCGGTGAATATTGATTCCAAACATACCCGAATCAATTACTTTTTCGTCGTGGATTTTATCTTTGTTGTTGTCTCTATATACGGAAACATTTCCCAACCTTTGACAAAGTGCTTCATATTTTCCGTTGTGCATACTTACTGCGTAAACGCCTCTATATTGATTTGGAACTAAACGAGCAACGCCCTTTGAACTTCTTAAAATTTCCGTTGGTTTTTTTCCAGCGTCGGTTGTAATCGTCCATTCGTGAAATTGCCAAACTCCGTTAATTTTATAACTCAAAGTTAAAGTATCGTCGAATTCGTTAGTTACTTTTTTACCGCTTTTTAAATTTCGAACGCCAACTATGTTAACGTCGTAATCTTTTGCGCTATCGAACCAAACGTAACCTTTGCTTTTTACCGCTTTTTCTATTTGTTCCCTTGTGTACATAATTAGATTTTAGAATAAATCATTGCTTTTATTTTTTCCCTTTGTAGAAAATTCAAATAATCAAATAATTTCTTTATCATTTTATTTCGCTTATTTCTTGTTTAATTTCTTTAGCACGTGAAAAAAGGTTTTTCATAGCAACCCAAATATTTATGCCTCGAACTGCTTCGTAATTTTCCGATATAGAAATACATTCTATTGAAACAAGTACAAGCGAAAGTATCTTAGTCAACATTAAAGGAACGGAAAAGAACGTTAAAATAATATCGTTAAGAATAAAATAGTCTATTAAGTAAAATCCAATTACTGCAACTTCGTATAAAAAGAACTTTGAAACAATAGCCGAAAGTTTTCTTGATGTAATCGGTATTCCTAATTTCTTTGACTTCCAAATTCCCGTTAAAGTGTCTAATAAAATTGCAAACCCAATTAAGAATAGTATTCCAGAAATAGGCAAAAAGAACGCTCCAATAATTGCCAATAATTTTGGCGATGCTATCCGAATATTGGTAAGTAAAATAAATAATTGTATTTTCATTTTTTCAAGTAATATTGTTGTACTAATTCGTGCGTTAAAAAAACGAATAAAGCAACCCCGCCAAATTTCAAAAACAAAGCGCTTTCGCAAAACATCGCAAGGGAACACAAATAAGCAAACGCAAAAAACAATAAAGACAAAGCTCGTAAATGTTCCATAGTTATTTTTTTTCTTTGTTTAGTTTCGTTAAATAAACGAGCAACTTTTTTATATTTGTTTCTTTTGGTTTGTGCTTCTTTTTCATATATACCAACCCGTAAAATTGTTTTGTGTGCTTGGGAACATATCCGCATTACTATTATTGCTATATTCTGGAAACAAAGAATTGTTAAAATTAATATAAGTAATAAAACGTTCCGTGTAATTTTGTGCAATCATTCGTTCTTTTTCAACTAAGAAATCCACTTCGTTTTTTTCTACGCTTGTTGCGTTTTCGCTCGTATGTTTAAACACGCCTTTATTAGCGATTGTGTAAGCCGAAAAAGGCAAATATTCGACCATTGCCCAATGTATAAGCATAGGCTTTACGTAGGTAGTAAGTAGCGACAAATAAGGGTTCGCAAGTGTATTGTTTATTATATCCGTTTTTATCTTTTCAAGTAAGTTCGTACCCAAGTAATTTTGTATATGTATATCTTGAGCGACTTTAATCCATTGAATAAAAGAATCTGTGTCAATGTTTCCGTTAAGTGCGGTAAACTTAACTATGTCGTTTCTTGAAATTAGTAATGCTTCTGCCATTGTTATTTATTTTTCGGTAAAAAACCTCTTGTTGGTGTGTCTATTGGTCTTGTTGCAACTAAACTTGGGTTCTTAATTATATACCCAAACTTTTCAGCTTTTGCGCCCGCTATCCTTTTTGCTTTTGGTGAATTAACGTCTATTCCAGAACCCGAAAAATTAACGTAAACTTGTTTGTTCCATCTATGGTAACAATTAGCCCCGCCTTTATGCAACCAAATTGAATAAGTATTTGTACCTCGTGGTCCTAAACCTTCGTTTACAACTTGTGAACCCATTCTAATAATGTCTTCTTTTCTATATATCTTATTTGCCGAAATCATTTTTCTACAAAATTCCCGTCCGTTTGCTTTTTGTTCACCCGCATAAACATAACGTGTAATAAATTGGAATCCGTCAATATTTTCGTCTTGTTCACTCTTTGAATTCGGAAACGCCGAACCCGTAGAAACTAAATTAACAACTTTGCTTAAAAAACTTTGTTTAGGTTCTTTACTTAGTAATTGGTTTTCGTCGTCGTCGTTATCGTAATCAACTGCGTTTTCGTCTATTAATAACCATTCGGGGTTTACGTCTTCGCCTAAATCAATAAGAGCTTGTGCTAAAGCATCGTCTTTTGGGTCTGCGCTTAATTCCGTTCCCGTTTCTTCGGCTATTTGTTCTTCGGTTTGTGCGTTTTCTAAATCCGTAAATTCTAAAGGTTGCAAAGTTTTAAAGAATAGTTTTAAATGTATTCCGTTAAAATGTAAAATCGTGTCAAAAGCGTCAATTAGTTCTTCTTGAAAAGGTCGTATAACCATATTGTCAAACAAGATTGCACTATTTTTTAATTCGTCTGCGTTTGAACTAAACCCGTTTGTTGATGCAACTCCAAATAATAACGGACTTGTAACGTTGTGTCCAAGCATAATTTTACGCAAACATTCTTCGCTTAAATATGTATAGTGTTCTGGAGCGTCGTTTAGTGGTATATCCTCAACCGTTGTTTTACTTTCAGCATTATCGTTAAATGCAACAATTACTTTTTGTCCACGTGAACCCGTTAATTTATTTAAAACCTTTTGGCTTATAATAGATTGTTGTTCTTCGCTTGGAACTCCGTTGTTAAAGTTGACAACCTTAGTTCCCGAAAATCCGTTTTGTACTTCGTTTATTAAGTAATCGCCAATTTCTTGTTCAAGCAAAGCGTAAGGTACTGCGCCTTGATAGTCGGGGTAAGCGTAATATTTCATTCCAACCGAATAAGGCTTAGAATAAAGTATTTCAACATTATCGTTTGAGAATCCAAAAGCCGAATATCTAAGCGGTGGAAATTGTCGTGTGTCGTTCCAATTGTCCGAATAATAGTAACCCGCTATTTCGCCTTCTTTATTGCACTTTTCCGCTCGTAAAAGATTAACGGGTATATGGTAAGCCTTTAAAATCTTTTTTCTGTCTTTTGAATAATGTAATTGAATCGCAAATTGCCCTAACATTTTTCTATCAATAATCATTTTGCGTACGTCGTCCCTTGAAAACAAAGTCATCATTTGTGCGTACTCATTTACCTTTTTAGAAGCGTCTAAAGCTCCTAAACCACGCCCGTAAACTAATCTGCAAATGTTGTTTATTATTGCGTTATTTGTCGTTGAATTCGTATATCGGTCAATTAAGAAATCAAAGTATTGTTCGCCATTTTCCGTTAAGAAATCAACCCAGTTTTCTCGGTTTGTTTCTTCGACTATTGGCGTTGTATAACTCGATAAATTAAGTACGTGGTAATTATTCATAAATTATAAATTCGTTGTTTGATGTGTGCGAAACATATTGCCCGTTATTTACCGAGAATGTCGCTAAAGGTTGATTAGTACAAAATGCTTTTTCTAAAAGTAATCTATCGCCATTCGTGTCTTGTAATTCAATCATATAAAACCTATTTTCCGTAAGGTTAAAAATGGCTTCGATTTGATAAAAATAACTTGACGCACCTTGTGAAATAATTGGAACGTTTGTAGTTACGTTTTCGGCTTCGTCCGTAATTAACAAATCCGTAATCGTTCCCGTTCGTGGTGTACAATTAAAGGTTTGACTTAATACGTTTTGTGTCGTTAAAACTATCATATAGATATAATTAGATTTTCGTGTTTTTGTTTCATAAAAAAAGGGTTACACGAATGCAACCCCCTTTTAGTTTTAACCAATAAAACGTCTTTTATACCGTAATAACTGCGTTATTCAACAAAGTTGCTAAACCAGCTTCGGTAGTACAATCTAAGAAATTTGCGGGTACTGCCTCTTGACCCGTGAAAGTCAAAGAATATCCGTTCATATCACCCAAGTTTGTACCATTTCCGATAGTTCCAGCCGTTACGTCCATACCTCTTTCAAGTCCTGCAATAAAGAATTGATTTGCGTTTGTGCGAACAATAATGTTTGGTCTTCCGTAAGTAAGTAACTTTACTTCTTTATGCGTTTGAACGTCTTGTTTCTTCAACGTAACCGCCAAAACTTGTTCAAAGAAAGTAGTTCCGTTTTCACGTGAACTTGTAATTGTAGTTTCAAAAGAGTTTGTTCCCTTTAGTTCAAATTTGTAAATCGGTGTTCCAGCAGTAGTTAAAGCAATAGCCGAAATTTCGTCTGTTCCAACATTATAGGTAACGTCCGTTGTTGGGTCGTATTCGCCGTAGTTTAATATATAGATTGCTTGTAAACCGCCGACTACGTCTTTACATTGCTCCAATCTACCGTGTGTAATATCACAACTCATTGTTTATATTTTTAGTATTGTTTATAATAAGGGGTGGTTGCCCACCCCGTTAAATGATTATCCGTAAACTACGATGTCTTCAATTACTCCGTAAGTTGCTCCAGCAGCCATTCGCATAATAACACGAACGTTTTGGCTTCCGTCAATATCCGACATATCAATAACACGTACTTCTTGAGTGTCGCTCAAAAGTGAACAACCGAAATACAAGTTAGATGTTGTTGTTGCCATCATTGAATCGTTAGGCAATCCGTTAGCCATAAAAATTGGTATTCCCGAATAAGACAAAGCTCCGTTTGTATACCACATTGTACCCATTGAGTTCACACCCGCATTTGCTTGTGAGTTAGTACCTAAAGCACCGAAACCACCTAAAGCGGAAA